AAACAGTTTTACAAGATAATGTTGCCACATTTACAACAGTTGGCGTGCATGAATTTACCGAAGGCCAATCGGTAGTTATTGCTGGTTGCTTGAGTCCATATAACGGAACTCGCACAGTATTAGCAGACAATCTTGGCGATTATACTTTTTCAGCTAGTATCACAAACGCAGATATTATTGAAGCAAATGTTATTCCAAGCGGAACTGCCACACTAACAGGCGCATCAACTTATGTTGGCAATCAATCAGTTAGATCAGCAGTTTTTGCAATCTCGGTTGAAGTATTCCAATCAAGAGTGGCAGCAGGTGGACAAATTGAAGGCGTTGATTTTACAGCTACTCCCTACAGAATGGGTCGCAGTTTATATTCACGCGTAATTGGAATTCTCGGGCCCTATGTAGATGTTGAAGGTATTTGTCAATAATGCCACCATCCACAATTCTTTCATCCGTTAGACAACCACTTGCAACTGCTTTAGCCGGTGTTGCTGGAAATGTCTACGCTTTCGTTCCAGAGTCTGTAATCCCGCCAGCTGTTGTGTGCGTTCCGGATTCACCATATCTTGAAATTGAAACAATTGGCAAGTCATCTGTTAGATGTCGAGTTAATATGACTATCACAGCTGCGGTTGCATATAATAGCAATCCAGCATCACTCGATAATATCGAGCAATTAATAATGAGCATTCTGGCAGTTATTCCAAATGGATATATTGTCGGAGCGGTCGAAAGACCAACAGTTACACAGGTCGGAGCATCAACTTTATTGATCTCTGATATCAATGTTTCAACCTACTATCAACAAACAACTTAAGGAGTTCAAGTGCCTACCACAGTAATTACGGGCAGAGATGTTACCTTCACAATCGGTGGTAACACTTTCGATGCTCAAGCAACAAGTGCAGTTTTAACTGGCGAAATGAATCGCCAAACCTACGAAACTTTAGATGGCAAAGCTTTCAAAGTTATCGATAACAACTTTACCCTAGCGGTAGAGATGCTAGCCGACTGGGGCGCAACTGGATCACTTTGTGAGATCCTATGGGGCGTTGCAGAATCAGCACCAGACACAGCAATTAGCACAGTTTTCACAGCTACATCAGGCGCAGTATTTACTTTCCAAGTATTGCCAATGTGGCCTTCAGCTGGTGGAACTGCACCAGATGCACAAACTGTATCTTTGACATTCCAAGTAATCGGAGTGCCAGCAGAAAACTTCGCTTAACAATTAGAAACGGGAGCACTAATGAAACTACCAATTACAATTGAATATAACTCAGGCGAGCAAGCAACTTACATAGCCCAACCGCCTGAGTGGCAAAAATGGGAACAAAAGACTGGGAACATAATCGGTCAAGCATCTGAAAAGATGGGCATAAGTGATCTTATGTTTTTGGCATATCATGCTCATAAGAGAGAAGCTGCGGGCAAAGCAGTTAAACCTTATGAGATATGGTGCGAAACAGTAATCGATGTTCAAGTCGGTGATGCAAACCCAAAAGCCACAGAGAAGGAAGCCTAAGCCGGTTATTGGTTCAGTTAGCAATAGCAACTCAAATACCAATGAGCGAATGGGTTGAAGCAGACGACATAATGACAGCAATCGAGATATTGGAGCAGAGGAATGGCGAATGACACAATCGCATATAATAAATCCGACCTGCGCGATATTTACAAAGCGTTCAAACTTATGGATGAAACTGCAACCGATGAAGCAAAACGCCAATCTGCTGCTCTGGCGTATTTTGCATCTGAGGAAATTAAAGCGGCAGCTGCGAATAGAACAAAGTCAGGCATCGCAGCGAAAAGAATTGCAGATGGCGTTAAGGTCAGCAAGTCAAGCAAAATTGGTGAGTTCCGTTATGGTTTCGCATCACAGAGGTTTTCGGGTGGGGCTACGACTCAAACCTTATGGGGTGGTATGGAGTTTGGATCAAATAAATTCAAACAGTTCCCTACATATTCTGGAAGGCAGGGCAGAGGTAGTCGAGGATGGTTTATCTATCCAACCCTTCGCAGAATTCAGCCTGAATTGATTAATAAATGGGAAGCAGCATTTAGTAGAATTCTCAAGGAGTGGGTCTAATGGCAAGAGATAATAGAACCTTAAAACTTTCGATACTTGCCGATGTTGATGATCTTAAAAAGAAACTAGGCGAAGCCGATAAATCGGTAGAAAATAACGCAAACAAAATAAGTGAATTTGGAAAGAAAGCTGCGTTGGCATTTGCTGCTGCTGGTGCTGCTGCCGGAGCATTTGCAATATCAGCTGTTAAGGCTGCTGCTGAGGATGAGAAGGCTAGAAAATCTCTTGAGCAGACAATTAGAGCCAATACTAGGGCTACTGAGGAACAGATCAAATCAATTGATGTTTATATCACTAAGCAAGCAATTGCAACTGCTACCACAGATGATGTTTTAAGGCCAGCTTTATCTCGTTTGATCCGTTCGACTCAGGATGTTACTAAGGCTCAGGAATTGTTAAGCCTTGCTCAAGAAATCAGCGTGGCAACTGGTAAGCCATTAGAAACAGTTACAAACGCATTAGGTAAAGCCTATGATGGGTCAAATACTGCTTTAGGTAAATTAGGTTTAGGAATAGATGCTGCAACCTTAAAAACTAAATCATTTGATGATATTACTAAAGAGTTAAAAACTACCTATGGCGGGTTTATTGCCAACGAATCTACTAACGCTGAATTTAAGTTTAGACAATTAACTATTGCTATGGATGAAGCTAAGGAACAAATAGGAGCAGCATTACTTCCTATTTTTGTCAAATTTGCTGATTATTTAATTCAAAGAGTAGTCCCTAACATTCAGGCATTTATATCTGGATTAACGGGAGATAAGTCAATTGCATCAGAAACAGCTAAAGCGACCGAAGGTGCTTTTCAATTTGGTGAACAATTACGAGGAGTTATTAAGTTTGTAATTAACATTAAAGATGAATTGATTATATTAGGTGGAGTTATAGCCACAGTATTTGTTGTCAATAAAATTGCAGCATTTGTTACCGCTATTGGAACATTAATTGCAGCCATGAAAACACTTAGAACGGCAGCAGCAGGTGCAGGTGTTGCAACTGCATTTGCTACCGGTGGAGCATCTGTTGGAACAGCAGCAGCAGCATTAGCAGCTGTGGCAGTTACTTATGGATTAAGTCAATTTGCTAGAGGCGCAGACGAAACCGGAGCAGGTGGATCATCATTTGAATATGGTGCAGGAAACCCACAATTTGGTTTGCCAACAGGCGGTGGCGGTGGCGGTGGTTTTGGTGGCGGTGGCGGTGGCGGTGGTTTTGGTGGCGGTGGCGGTGGTTTTGGTGGCGGTGGCGGAGCAGGTGGTGGAATTGTTAGCACTCAAGCAGCGACCAGCCTAAAAGATTTAACAGATAAATTACTTAATGTCCAAGATAGATTTACCGAGCTGACATTCCAAGTCGCATCTGGTGGAATATCTAAGTCAGCTGCTCAAAAACAATTTGATGCACTTCAAGCACAATTTAGAGTGCTAGAAAAACAAGGTCAAACTCTTGCAGCCAACCCAAATATAATTATCAATGTATCAGGTGCAATAGATCCTGAGGGAACTGCTAGAGCTGTGGCAAATCAACTTAATAGCCAAGCAGCAAGATCGGTAACCGCGTTACGAGATAGAGTCAATTAATGTCACAATTTACACCAGACTGGAAATTAACTGTCGGTGGGGTTGATTATACTAACATCACCATTTCAGATGTCCAACATCAAGCAGGTCGATCTGACATTTACCAACAAGCACTTCCTTCATATATGCAAGTTACGCTGGTTGCATTAAATAATCAAACACTTCCATTTGACATTAACGACTCTTTTGATTTGCAAGTTAAAGACTCAGCTGGATCTTATGTTTCATTATTTGGTGGAGATTTAACGGATGTTACAGTTGGAGTTTTACAAACAGGTGCAGCAGCCACAGTTGTTCAATACACACTTTTGGCTATGGGCTCACTTGCTAGATTAACCAAAGAAATCTTTAATGATAACATTTCTCAAGATGAGGATGGCAACCAAATCTATGAGATTCTTTCTAGCGTATTGCTTGGAACTTGGAATGATGTGCCAGCAGCTTCAACATGGGCAACTTACAATGCAACCGAAACTTGGGCGAATGCAGTTAATTTAGGACTTGGCGAAATAGATCAGCCTGGTCTTTACACCATGAGTTCCCAATCAAATGTTACCGACACGATCTACAATGTTATTTCAGATATTGCATTTTCAGCCTTTGGATATATTTATGAGGACAATACCGGAAACATAGGTTATGCAGATGCAGACCATAGGCAGAATTATCTCTTAGTCAATGGTTATGTTGAACTAGATGCTCGCCATGCGTTAGGTGCTGGCTTATCTACAATTATGCGATCAGCAGATGTCCGAAATGATATTTATATAAATTATGGCAATAATTACAATTCACAGGTTGATGCCACAGATGCAGCTTCAATTGCCTTATATGGCTACAAAGCTGAAACGATTAACTCTAGGGTTCATGGTGCTACCGATGCTCAGGCTATTGCTGACCGATACATAGCACAAAGAGCTTATCCGATACCAGCATTTCAATCGATCACATTTCCAATCACTAATTCTGAAATTGATAACGCAGATCGGGATGATTTATTAGCTGTATTTATGGGAATGCCAGTTCATATTCAAAACCTACCCAATCAAATATCAGGTGGAGATTTTGAAGGTTATGTTGAGGGCTGGTCATGGAGCACTCGGTTCAATGAACTCTTTCTCACAATCAATGTTTCCCCAGTCGCATTTAGCCAAGTGGCGATGCGTTGGAATACAACTCCAGCCACAGAGGCATGGAACACTTTAAGCCCAACTTTAACTTGGGAATACGCTACAATAGTAGCATAGGAAAAGGATAAAATGGCAACTACTACCAATTATGGCTGGTCAACACCCGATGATGTTTCGTTGGTTAAAGATGGCGCATCCGCGATTCGCACACTTGGTTCATCTGCTGACACAACAGTTAAGGCATTAAATCCAGGAACTACTGCTGGAGATATTGATTATTATACAACTTCAACTGCAAAAGCCCGAGTTGGAATTGGAACTGCTGGTCAAGTATTAACTGTTAATTCTGGTGCAACTGCTCCGCAATGGGCAACACCTTCTAGTGGTGGAATGACTTTAATTCAAGAACAAACAGCTTCAGCAAATTCAGCAATAGATTTTACAAGTATTAGTGGAAGTTATGATCAATTACTATTGGTATGGTGTGGAATTTTCCACAGCACAACAGCTACTCAATTTGGAATAAGATTTAATAGCGACAGCGGTTCAAATTATATGAATTTGGGTATTGGATTTAATGATGGCACAGCAGCAGATCAAAGAGGCACTGATACTTATATTCAATCTAGTGGAACTGATAGACCACCATTTGGCGATACAACTACAAGTAATGATTTAGGAAATCAAGTTAGAGGACAATTGTTAATTGATAATTATTCATCTGCAACAAAATTAAAACCTTATAGTGGCGAATGGAGTTATCAAAAAGCAGGAGTAGGTTCGAGAACGGTTTATAATTTAGGAACTTATAATTCTACAAGTGCAATAACAGCTGTTAATATATTTAGAATTACAGGTGCAGCAACAATGAGTAATTCTGCAAACACTTCTATTAGATTGTATGGTATCTCATAATGACAAAACTTATAGTTAATTGCGAAACAAATGAAACAATTGAGCGTGAATTAAACAAAGCCGAAAAAGATCAACAAAAAATTGATGAAGCAAAAGCGTTAGAAATTAAAGCCGAAATCGAAGCAAGAGAATCTCAACGCCAAGTAATTCTTGATCGCTTAGGTTTGACTGCTGATGAAGCAAAATTGTTACTTGGCTAATGAAGCCTTGGTTATCTAAAGCTGCTGAAACATTCAGAGATCAAGTCAATGAGTGTTATCCAGACAGGGATCGTAAAAGTGATGGATGGCTGGCTTCTGTGGCACATATGCAACGAGCCACTAAGTCAGACCACAACCCTGACCCAAAAACAGGATGCGTTAGAGGGCTTGACATTTCTGCTCGGTTATCTGACGACAAAAGGCTTTCAGCATACTTGGCAGATCAAATTAGATTATATGGGAAATCTCAAGGCCGTATCAGTTATGTAATTCATTTAGGCAAAATTGCAAGTCCGGTGCTTAATTGGCGTTGGCGTAAATATAAGGGCTATTCACCCCACGACCACCACATACATATTAGTTTCAAAAAAGATCAAGACAATAACAAAGCAGAGTTTGACATCCCACTACTGAAAGGCAATTAATGAAACTATCTAAAAAACACAAAGCAGCAATTAAGTCATATTTAAGAGCTGTGGCAGCTAGTGGAATTACAGTTGCCTTAGCAATAGTGGCTGACATTCATCCAGCCTATGCAACTATGCTTGGTGCAATTGTTGCGCCTATTGCCAAAGCATTAGATCCAAAGTCAGGGAGCGAAGCGGATTATGGGATTAATGCTTTATGACCGCAAACGAATGGGTTGCTATAGCCGTTGGCGTAAGCGCCGTATCTACAAGTTTATTACTGGGAGTCCGCTTTCTTATTAAATCCTACTTAAATGAGCTTAAGCCAAATGGTGGCTCATCAATGAAAGATCAGATTAATCGACTTGAGTCGCGTGTTGATGATCTGTTTGCATTAATTAGTAAGCGATAATTTCTGCTATGGCGAACACACGAAAACGCACACCACGCAAAAAGGTTAATCGGAGAGTCGTTCGCCAAACTCCTGAACCATTATCAAAACTAGATCAATTCTATATTGCAAAGCATGAAATGTTTAGAGCTGCACGCAAGGCTGGATTTAATGAATCCTGTGCGCTTTACCTAATGGATAATCCTG